CCCTTTTTATCTTCGCATTTGCTGATCTGTTCGAAGAACTCTGAATAATATGAGTGTAAAGCAGAACGCATAATAGCCTTTGCGCTTTTATAAAAGCGTTTACGCTGACGTTCTATGCTAACTACTCGCTTATCCATTTTAATATTTCGTGTTGTTTTTGTCGAGTGCTTTGTTTGCTTCGTCAATCATGCTGTCAGGATTTGCCACCTCGTCAATCGGCAATACACCAATCGGCATATACACCTGATCCATAAGCGGATTATCGGAAATAGGCAAACCCATTAAAGCATTCCGCTGATTTGGAGTTAATCCCCAATTTTGCATCAATGCCGTAGACATTGTTGCAATGTCCTGTTGCAATTCTGGAATATCTGATATATCGTAATTAAAGAATTGAGGTGTGCTGGTTGCTGCTGAATGCTTTGCAGCAATCTTGTTTAAATCATCTTTTGTCCTTTCAAGTTCAGGTATCACAGCATTGTTCCAAAGTTGCCGCTGATACTCCCGGGCATTTGCTGACTGTGTGGCGTATTGGTTGTCGTTCATCAAAGCAGAAGGAACACCGTAAATATTGCAGTAATCACGAAGTGACAACTTCATATATTCAAGTATGTTCATATCTACCAACGACTTCCCGATTTCATGAACTTCTACAGGTAGATTCTTCAGCATATAACGCTCCCGGCTCCCTTTGCGGAACTTCTCTTTGAACTTCTGCCATATGGTCTCGAACTGTTCTGACGTCCATTCTTGCTTTGCCGTTTCCGAAGTATTCGTTATGATGATATCAGGACCACCATTCTCAAACTGCTTTGCCATCTGATCATAACCGGCATTTGTTGCAGTCATAACTTTGAGAGCAGCCTGTAACGGTGACATGCCATAAAGCTGGCTGCCGAATGAATCGTAGTTTAAGGATGTATATTTCCCATGTATGACACTTTCGGCCGGCAATTCAATAGTTGTATTCCCTATCAGGAACTTATAACCCCGGACAGGTTCAAACATACCGCCTGATACGATTTCCGCCTGCGATGCTGGCATAGTCCATATCTCTGCAGGCTTGCCCTTGTATTCTCCGGTTTCAATATATATCGTATAGATGTAACTGTTACCAGTTATCAGCCGCCAGCACATCAATTCGTCAACAAATTCATTGAATGACTGCCGTGGATTTGGTTGTTTCAGTAACTTATAAAGATCGGATTTCGTTTCTTCAATTACTTCGCCTTTGTCATCAACAATATTCCATTTAACGCCGACTGCCGGGTTAACGATCTTACGAATGATAGAATAGATATTTACATTACCTGCATATCCTTTATTGACATACGTATCGTAATTATCCGGCAATGCGATATTTGAACCTTTCGAGAGGTAAGCATAAATGATCCTGTTAAACTGGTTTTCAAGTTGCCTCTTGCCTTCTGGATCGTATATGTTTTTGTTCAGCATATTTCTTTTTGTTATGCGAAGTAATCAACGTATTTAGGCTGATGTACCAAATGATTTACAGCATACCTGAAAGCATCAATCCCGTGATTGAAGGCGTCGATAGGCTTGTTCGTGCTGTTGCCTTCTTTATCCGTTACCCAAGAATAGTTTCGCAATTCTTTGATCAGATTTACAGATCGTTGAGTTACATGGATGTTCAGTTGCTTTATTGTGTCAATACCGATATTGATACTATCAGCCCCTTTTACTGTCGGTTTGATATTGAACCCGTAACGACTGATTTCATCAATTGATTTCGGCTCAGCACTGTCAGCAATGATTTCATCAAATCCGGTTTTGATTTCAAGTTGCTGCATTAACTTGCTAATGTCAGCATTGGTTAAACCAGTACGGTAAATCAGTTCATCTAGGTATAAGATGTCACCGTCAATTGCTGTCTTGATCAACGCGGTAGGGTCGTTGGTATATCCGAAGTCAAGGCCGTATATCGGATTCAAATTCTCGGGTAGTTCAGGTATGATAGTTATGTTTGGAAATATCAATCCTTCGTATATACCATATTCGCAATCAATATGAATGCGTTTGAAATTCGGATCAAGTGAGGCTCGGCGTTGTATTCGTTCTTTTTCAACTTCCGGCAAAAATGGATTGTTGGTGTAATTCGACAGGATAACCTCTACATCGCCGTAATACTGAATGAATTTTTCAAGCCAAAACTGTGATGTTGGATTGAAGTCTCCTATAACGTAATCAGATCTTCTGGCCAACTCATCGAATATCTCGAATTTAAGACTGTTTATTTCATTGCCGTAAAGCAGGAAACGCCTCGCTCCAAGTGCTTTGTCAATACGATCCGCAGAAAAGAACTCGATCAGGCTGCCGGTATATTGGCATTTCCAGACCGATTTACTCTCATTGAAATCGTAGGTTGAAAATAACCCTGAATTGATTAGCAGGTTCTTCAATATGCGAATCGCACCAATGTCAAGGTGCGGTTTTGATTCAGAAACAACGGTTATAACTTTATTCTGAAATCGAAGGGCTATAAAGAATATCAAGAAGATCATGATATCATATGTCTTTCCTGATCCTGTTCCGCCTTTGTGAATGATAACCTTCTTGCCTTTGTTGAAAGCTTGCTCAGTCTTATCGAAAACATATCCGTATTGGACTGTGCTATTCATTATCAGGCTCCTTTCTTTGAAGGTTCACAATAACGCCTCCATGTTCGATCTCTTGCCTGTTTCGAAATTCGTTTGGATAGTTACGTTCTAACCACCAGGCCCCGGATTGCCAGGATGTATCTTCAAGTATCTTACGTTTCTGCAAGTCCTTTAATTTATCATTACCTGCTGCCTCTGCTTTTTTAACAGCTTCGGAAAATTCGGGGTATTTAGCCATCCAATCGAGAAACGCATCATATCCGATATTGGCTAATTTGCAAGCCCTTACCCTTCCCTGACCGTCTTTAAGGGCTTGCAAAAAAGGTTCGGTATGTGCGGAATCGTATTTCACGTTACAAATTTAAGTAATCTTCATTGATTTCCGACCCTGATAAATAAACTCCTTTGTTATGAATTGCTAAATCGTTCTTAATGTAGAATTGAATATTATTATCACGGCATATCCTAACTGAATCAAAAATGAATTTTGACCAATCAATTTTTTTATCAATTCCTTTGTAATTGTTTATTTTACCGATCTTTACGTGATCTATGAACTCTGATACAGCAAGTAAAAGGTTCAATGATTGTTCGGGAATGATTACCGGTTCAAATGAAGCCCATGTTTTTATTCCGTTTTCTGCAAACTTTCGCAACCCATCAATCCTTGATTTTGGTAACGCCGCTCCATGTTCCCATTCTTTTGAATCAATATCATTATCAAAAGTCAATGTAGAGCCGATCTTTAAGCGATTGCCGAACATCTTCATAATATCAATGTCCTTTAATGCTTTTTCCGGATTCTTTGTGAGGATGGCGACTTTGTGGCCGTAAAAATTAAGTATCTCAAGGACTTTCCTTGTTTCACCATTTTCGGCATTACAATAAGGATCACCTGTAAATGAAAGAAGAATTTGCTTATCACAACCTTGCATTTTTCTCGACGATGTTTCAAGCTGTGAAAAGTCTTTTGGGGCAGTAACAATTTTGTGATCATATTGCGAATTGAAACGGCCAAGCATATTTGGCACATAACAATATTTGCAATCATGGTCACAACCTTTAAAATAATTCAGAGCTAATGGGCTATATTCTCTTGCCCGGCCTGCTGGTTCATAAATGTTCATTTTTTGTTTTTTTAATGTTAAACATGAAGTAGTTTTTCCTATTTATAGAATATCCTTTAACAGATTCAACACCATTAAGATACAAATAATTATTCAATAATCCAACACCTTTTTTTGTAAAAATTGTTTGACATTTTTTAATCATTTGTTCCGTAAAACCATTTGCTTTCAATAATCCATACGGCATATTTCCTAACATTGATTGAATAGCTGTTACAAAAACAATACCTTTATATTGCTTATTGAAAATGATTTCCAATTGTTTAAACGGTATTCCATAAGCGTCTAAATCTATACAATCAAACATATGCAGATTTATAGATTTAAGATATTTGAGATTATCGCCTGGTAGATATATTTTATTACCCTTTTTATATTCTTTTTCTATTTTTAGTATTTTAATTTTTTTGCCTGTTATTTTCTGAACCTCATCCCATATTTTTCCCGTACCGGAATAACATTCTAATATAACCGGGTCTTTTATTTGTTTTATTCCTTCAATTCTGAGTAAAACCTTTTCTTGAAAATGTGAATTATCTGTTTTCAATTTGCTGAGGTTTCGATTTCAACCGATTCTATGTTTTTTATTTTTTCAATGTAGGGTTCTATTTCGATTAACTTTTCAGGTTCGCAAGAAATTAAAATATGAAATTGTTTAAAAGAGGTAAGTTCGGTTTCCTTCATATCACTTTCTGATTTATCAAGACATTGTAAATCAACGCCCCATTCTTTCAACTTCAATTCATCCCATTCATTAGCGAGAATATCAAAGTCCCATTCGCCA